CTGCTAAATATTTTTTGTAAATGGCTTAACCATGCTTACCATTGCCGTTTTCATGGTTTTAAAATTGGGAATTAGTGGCTTAAAAAATATGTACAATTTAAAGCATGGGGTCAGAAATGGGGTCAAATAAGGTGCTTTAATTTATCGGTAACCTGTTCTTCAATGTCGGGGATAATGTGGCTATAGGTATCCATTGTTTGCTGGAATGTGGAGTGCCCTAAACGATGCTGTATCACTTTGAAATGAACCCCAGATAATACTAGCAGTGTAGCATGTGTGTGGCGTAGCATATGGAATGTGAGGTGAGGAATACCGGCATCCGGGCCATAATGAGTGGCTGTACGACTAATATATTTTGGATCATATGGATTACCATCTGATCTGGCAAATAATAAATCATGATCCTCATAGTCATGAGATTGCAATTTCTCTGCACAAGTTATAGCCCGTTGTTTTTTTATGATGGCTAATGTTTGTTCATCGACTGAAATTGTGCGATGAGATGATGCATTTTTTGTTGTGGGGGAAATATATACTTTATTATTAGATGTAAGGACTGTTTGTGCTATTGTAATGGTGCTATCTGTTTCGTTGATATCTGACATTCGCAGTCCCAATAATTCAGATCGTCGTAAACCGGTATAAAGTGCAATCCAATATAGATTATAGTGCTTTTTATTATGGATAACAGATAAGAGCCTGCGAGCTTCTTCTTTTGACAGGGCCATAGCTTTCGATTTTTCCGTTTTAGGGAGCTTTACGCCTATCATAGGTGATTTCGGTAGTATCCCATCGTTTACGGCCTGATTTAGGCCAATTCGCGTAACCGCAAGGGCATATTGAACGCTGCGGTTACTGTATCCTTTAGCTAATAAATCGGAAATTAAATTGCGGAATAGATATGGCTGTAAATCAATTAGCTTTATTTTGGCCATAGTAGGTAGAACATAATGACTAAGCTGGTAAACGTATGAATTAAAAGTAGCTGTGGTCAAGGAACTTTTAGCCCCGCGCAGCCATATTGCTAACCATTGCCCCAATGTAACATGATAATCTACGTTGGGAGCCGCCTTGACCATTTTAATATATTGTTCTTTTTCTGCTTTTGCTTCTGACAGTGTTTTTCCATAAAAGTATTTGCGCTTTCCGTCAATGGTGGCACTTACTTTATATCGTCCATCGGGACGTTTCTTTGCCATAAAAAATCAGCTCCTTAGATATAGAGAAATAGAGGCTGATTGTGTTATAATATAAAAGTAATCAGCCCTTGATGTGGTGGATTATATTTGCCGTCTGGTACCGGTAATACCTTCGGCGCTGTCCCGTGTCCTGTTTCAGCAGGATGCGGGATTTTTGTTTTTATGTATTGGGTGGAATTTGTTTCCATTGTGCAGGTTTCCAATATTTAGGATAATCTGCGTATGATAATTTAAAGGTATCTTGTATTTTTGTCAAAAAATCAGCATCAATAGAAATTGGAATATTAACCATTTCTAATTTGTTGTATAAAATTGTTATTGATTTAGCCGCCTCAATTTTATCTATCAAGTCACGAGACAGAGGGTAGTATTTGTAGTTTGTTCTAGGAAATGTAGAAAGTGGACCAGCAGTAAATGTAGCCGAGGCATTTATATATTTTTCTGTTGGTTCAACAGAGTCAACTTTATATTTTCTACCATCAATAACTAATGTAATGTAGTATAAAAGTTTTTCACGGGCCATAGTACGTTCACTGATACGAATCCAATAATTGTCATTTTGACCATCAGAAGTAGCATATTTCTCAAAAGTAATATCAATATTATTTTTTGGAACTGAATATACACCGTAAGATACCGCTGTGTCTGATTCCGGCTCACATACCATTTTTGAGGCCATTGCCGGAAAAACGCAAATTAAAATGAAAAGTAAAGTCATATAGATTGTTTTTTTCATTATTGAACCCTCTTTATCTTTACAAATTAATACGGAATGAGGAATTCTTTCTTATTTGTTTGCTGTACCGTAGTAATTAGGATGCTTTAATGAAGCATCGCATCTGATATTGTGCCTGTCTTTTTTCCCTCTTGAGCGACTTGTGCCGGTATTTCCAGAGATGGTAAATCCCGCCTGCAATGAGGGCATACAATAGCACCAACTTTTACAGGCTCCTTGCAAAACGGGCATTCCGTATAACCTTGCTCTTTTAATTCTGTTTGCTTTTGTTCCGCAGATTTTGATATTATCAGCGAATGCACTAATGCAACAATAAATAATGCTAGCCCGTAAATATACCATAGTGCGAAATTTCTTCCTTTGGATTTGGCTATAAATGCGGGAATAAGAGCGACAGCAAATAAAACAACAAACATTTCACCAGACATCATAATAAAACCTTCTTTCTATAAATACTTATAATAAAATATTGGATAGCGGTCACAATGTTTTTAACTTTTCCATTCCGGATGGGATTCCAACTACTTGCGCAACATTATAAAGCGTACAGGTAGCATATTCTTCTAAAATATCATCTGGCAGTAACAATTCCACCGCAAATTTATTGGCCTGTTTTTCTATTTTAGCTACACTAAACAAAGTATATGCGCTTAGATAGGGAGTATTAATTTTATTGTGTAATATTGCATGCCCTAATTCATGAGCGCATATATATGTCTTTAAACCCTCTGGGGCGTTTTCGCTGATATGGATAGTTCGCATACGAAAGTGAGCGTCAAAATATCCCAAAGCTGCGCCTAAGTTTTCAAATAAAATAGTAATATCTAGGTCATTGGCTAATTTAAATGGATCGTTAGTACCATACATTTTGCAAAGTTTAGATACTTTTTCTTTTATATCCATAGGGAGGCACCTACTTTTTGTATTTCTTTGGCGTAAACTTTTCTTTTGCTCTTATTTTTGCCAAACGCACTGAATTTTCAATAGACGCTTTTAACAATTCCTTTGTTTCTAAATCCATTTCTTCATCACCATTGAACATTGCCATGCCATCGGCATCCATATCTGATAATATAGCATTTAAGCGTTTTTGAATATCACGTTCATTGCGACTATTAAGCTGAGCATTACGAGATTTAGGTGCGTATTTATCGACATCGCCACCCATTAACCATACGGGATTATACCCAAATTTTGTTGCAACAATTTGGATAAAAGTTCCTTTAGGAGCCATTTTACCATTTATATATCTTGATATTGTGGCTTTGCTTAGAGATACCATGTCACCTAATTCTTTTATGGTTAAATGTTGATCTCGAAGCACTTCGGACAAGCGAGGGGCTACTTTTTCTTTATCTATCATGATATTATCCTCTTTTTTGTACATATATTTTGTTTCTCTGCCTAAAGGATATCACAAGTTGCGTCAAAACGCAACAATATTTTCACATGTAGTTGCGTAAAGTATTGACATTATATCTCCATGATGATATTATATAGTTGCGAAACGAAACAATAGCAAGGGAGGTGAAACACAATGAAAATAAAAAAATATATTGCATTAAACGATTTTAAGGGATATTTAAGGGCCCATGGCTTGTCATATAGACAGGTATGTTCTAAAACCGGAATGAGGGTACAGACTTTTTCTGATGTATTGAATGGATATTCGCCTGTCAGTACAGTTTTTATCGCTGAGGTATGCAATGCTATTGGCGTACCAGACAATCGGATTGTGGAATTTTTTTTGCCCGGAATGTTGCGAAACGAAACAAAGGAAGCTAGCTAATAATCCAATACAAAAAAAGATTATGTAAGTATTCATAAATAATCACCTCCTTTGGGATGATTATATCACAGAAAGGAGTTTATCCATTATGAAAATACGTAATATGGTGGCACTTGAAAATCGGGTTACCTATAGTCGCGCAGAGTTTGCGGCTATTACGGGAGTTGGGGTTGAAATGGTTGATCAATGGATTCATGACGGCATCCCTTGCTTTAAGCAAAGCAGGATGTTTGTGTTTGAAAAGGAATCTGCTGTGCAGTGGTTGCGAAATCGTGCAATGCGCAGGGAAGGATTAATGCGAAAAACGGTGGTACAGGACAATGATATATTCCCTGGGATCGATCTAGCATGACCTGCGCAATCTGCGGCAGGGAGATACATGGCACATATGTATTGATCCGGGTTAATGGCAAATATGTACCAGCACATCGGGACTGCGGGGTGTGTGTATCGTATCACGGACCGCGGCATAAAAAGAAACCCCGGTGCAGAGTGACCAAGGCTTTATGTAAGTATAGAAAGGAGCATGAAGATGGACGATGACAAAATGGTGGAAACGGCTATGCGAACCGCATTTATCGAACAACATGAACTCACGTTGCCAGCGTGGATCAATGACCACAAAAAAACGTCGGCGGAAGAAATGCTGGCTACGGATTACGACGAACAAATTACGCTGTGGGACATGATAAAAATAGTAGCACAGATTGTCCCTATTGCACTGCTGATATGCGTTGTATGGGCGGCGTGGGCATAGAAAAACCGCCCACGGGAATGGGCGGCAAAAGTAAAACAATCTATATTTATAGTATAGCACAAAGGAGACACATATGTCAGTAAAAATAACTAATTTAGAAATTGAAAACGTAAAACGTGTCAAGGCTGTCACGCTCGAACCGTCCACTACAGGCCTTACGATTGTTGGTGGTCGTAACGGCCAGGGTAAAACCTCTGTGTTGGATGCTATTGCATGGGCGTTGGGCGGCGATAAGCGGAAACCGTCAGAAGCACAACGAAAAGATAGTACAATCCCGCCGCGGATCCATTTGGAGCTTAGCAATGGATTGATTGTAGAGCGCAAAGGGAAATCATCTGCGCTGCATGTCATTGATCCATCGGGACAAAAAGCCGGCCAGCGATTGCTGGATAGTTTTATTGAAAAACTGGCGTTGGATTTGCCTAAATTTATGCAATCGTCAGATAAAGAAAAGGCAGAGACGCTGCTGCAGATCATCGGAGTTGGTGACGAACTGGCGAAGCTGGACCGGCAGGAGCAATCCCTTTATAATCAGCGGCTGGAAATTGGCCGGATTGCTGATCGGAAGAAAAAGCATGCTGAAGAACTGACATGGTATCCTGATGCCCCTGATGAGCCAGTCAGTGCCTCGGAGTTAATTAAGCAGCAACAAGAAATTTTGGCCCGCAATGGTGAGAATCAGCGAAAACGTGATCAGCTGGACACCATGCTACAGCAAAAAGCAGACGGAGTACTCCGGATAAAAGCATTGCAAGGTCAGATCGCATCTCTACAAACGCAATTAGACCAGTACCAGGGACAAGATACGCAACTGCATACAGATATTTTATCAGCCCAAAAGACGGTTTTGGAACTGGAAGATGAAAGTATGGTTGAGCTCGAGCAGAGTATTGCTAATATCGATACGATCAATGTCAAGGTGCGGGCCAATGCTGACAAGACCCGGGCACAGGCCGAAGCGGAAGAACTGGGAGGACAATATAATGATTTATCCACGCAGATACAAGATGTTAAAAAGGCCCGCATGGACCTGCTGCAGCAGTCTGATATGCCATTGCCGGGATTATCGGTACAAGATGGGGAATTGATCTACAACGGGCAGAAATGGGATTGCATGAGTGGCGCAGAACAACTGCAGGTAGCCACGGCCATCGTACGCCGCCTAAATCCGGAGTGTGGATTTGTCCTCATGGACAAGCTCGAGCAGATGGATACGGAGACATTGGTTGCCTTTGGGAATTGGCTTGAATCCGAGGGACTACAGGTCATTGCAACCCGCGTTGCAACCGACGATAGCTGCAGCATCATTATTGAAGATGGGTATGTACAGGGAGCCGATTATGCACCTGCTAAACCAATAAACACGCCGAAAAAAGCTCCCAAATGGGAAGCCGGTAAATTTTAAAGGAGGTTTATATGTTTGAAGAATGGACGATCAAAAATGTTAAATATAAAGATGGCACCATTTTCATCAAATTTATGGATGCGAATGATGCTGAATATTCGCTGAAAAGTGAGGATCCCGCACGTCCGGAATTTATGGATGCCCTGCGTCATTTTAGAGATTGTTTCCGGTCTTTTGAAAGTAATCCCATATTGGATAGTCCTTCTAAAATGGCAATTCATACTATTGGATTTAAGTATAAGGACGACCAATTAAACAGTTTTGCTCCCACTTGTACAGTGCGTTCTGAGAATGGGTTTGAAGGGGAACTAGCAATCGCTGCCATAGCGTATCCGACCAATAATAAAGATATCAATGCATCCATATTAACCATTATACAAGAATCTAACCAATATATTGCAGGCCATCGGGCACAAATGGGGCTGTTTGATGGAGAGGAGGAATAGACCGTGAATATTATTTCCGGGAAAATACAAAAATATCAAAAAATAGTTGTGTATGGACCGGAAGGCATTGGTAAATCTACCTTTGCCTCCCAGTTCCCACGGCCATTATTTATCGATACAGAGGGCAGTACCGCTCATCTCAATGTCGATCGGTTGGAACGTCCGTCTTCATGGGCCATGTTGATGCAGTACATTAATGATCTGAAAAAAGATAACCTTGGCTATCAAACACTGGTTATCGATACAATTGACTGGGCCGAATATTTATGTGTCGAATTTATCTGCAATAAGAATCAAGTCAATGGCATTGAAGATTTTGGATATGGCAAAGGCTATATGTATGAAAAAGAAGAATTTGGCCGGCTGCTGAATCGGCTGCAAGATTTGGTGGATACCCAAATGAATGTCGTACTGACGGCGCATGCCATGGTCCGGAAGTTTGAACGGCCAGATCAGACACCTTATGACCGGTACGAGTTGAAACTGAATAAAGCCGGCGGCGCTAAAATATCCGATATGGTCAAGGAATGGGCTGACATGCTGCTCTTTGCCGATTACAAGATCGAGGTTTACAAGGTAGACAGCAAAGACAGCAACGCAAAAAAAACAAAAGTCAGCGGCGGGCAGCGTGTCATGTATACCTGCCATCACCTAAACTGGGATGCTAAAAATCGGCATGGCTTGAAAGAGTGCCTGCCGTTTGATTACCAATACATTGCTCATTGTATCCCAAGCACCTTAACGGCGCCCGTCGCGGAAATAGTAGACGCACCCAAACAAGAAAAAATATCCGCTCCGAAACCGGCAGATACCAAACCGAACCGGCCCGTACAGCCACCAGTCACCGCGCCGGCTGTACCTGATTTAGGGATTCCGAAAGACTTGGCGGATCTTATGGAAGCACAGCATGTGACGGAAACCGATATTCGCAAAGCCGTAGCATATCGGGGATATTTTCCCGAAGATATGGCAATCGCAGACTATCCGGAAGACTTTGTCAAAGGCTGCTTAATTGCCGCATTTCCGGCCATTGTAGCCGTAATTAAAGAATTGCACGACCAAGAAAATATACCCTTTTAATAGAGCAGGAGGAATATCATTATGGCAGAAGAAAGAGCATTTAGTTGGGACGATACCTATGAAGAAGCAGAAAGTGAATTTACCCTATTGCCGCCAGGCGATTACGATTTTACTATTGTGGATTTTGAACGAGGCTATTTTGACGGCAGCGAAAAAATGCCGGCGTGCCCGGAAGCTAATTTGAAATATAAAGTAGTAGCAGCCGACGGGAAAGAAACCACCATCAGACAAAAACTATTCTTGCATTCCAAATCACAATGGCAATTAACGAACTTTGCCTGCGCGATCGGGCATGCCAAACGGGGCGACGGTAAATTTTCCATTCGCTGGAATGAATTGATTGGCGCTACGGGGAGATTTCAGTTAGGCGTCCATAAATACAAGGATAATGAATATAACCAGGTCAAAAAGTTTTATGATAAAGAGCCGGCAGCCGGCGGCGTAACCTATCAGCAGGGAGCGTTTTAAATGGGCAGCCTGGCGCTGCGTCCCTACCAGCAGGCGGCCGAAACGGCCGTTCTGCAGGAATGGGAAGGCGAAAATAAGAAAACGCTGTTAGTGCTTCCCACAGGATGTCATGCAATCGGCGAGCGGATATTGCTGGCAGATGGGAGCATAAAACCGGTAGAAGATATTCAGGCAACCGATTTATTGATGGGTAGCGACGGTACTCCACGTAAAATATTCAAAATCATTCATGGAAATGGAAAGTTATATCGGATTTGTCCTGTAAAAGGAAAGCCATTTTTGGTAAATGAAGATCATCTTCTTACATTAATACGGACAAGCGAATCCTCTAATCCTAAATATCCCAGTGAAAATCGTGGCGGGGAAGTTATTGATGTAACAGTAAAGGAGTGGCTTTCATGGAAGAAATGGAGAAAACATCTTTATAAATTGATACGTGCTTCTACTGTAGAGTTTTATCATGAAAAAAAAGATAATTACCCTATTGATCCATATTTCCTAGGGGTTTTATTGGGTGATGGGTGGTTAAATGGGGCATCGATAGGGATTACAACCATGGATACGGAAGTTGTCAACGTTATTTATCAACAAGCAAAAATCCATGGATTACGTATTCGGACAGAACCCGCAGGAAAAGCAACTACATATATTTTCCAAAGCAAAGAAAGATATGTTCATTCTAAATTTATTAAGTCATTAAAGGAAATGGGATTAAGAAACCAAACATCGGGAACTAAGCACGTACCAATCCCATATAAAACAGCCTCCGTAAAAATTAGATTACAAATTATTGCGGGATTATTAGATAGTGATGGACATTTGACGTGTAATGGGTATGATTTTATTTCTAAATCCCCCCAATTATCAAATGATCTAGCATTTATGTGCCGCTCGGTTGGATTAGCTGCATATGTCTCCGAATGTCAAAAAAAATGCGGGGAATTTACAGGGACATACTATCGAGTCAGTATTAGTGGTAATTGCGATTCTATACCTATGAAAATCCCCCATAAAATAGCAAAAGCAAGGAAACAAAAGAAAAATGTATTAGTTACTGGATTTACAGTGAAATACGCGTGCGAAGGATCGTATATTGGGTTCACTGTTGACAAAGATAACCGGTATTTACTCGACGATTTTACTATTACGCATAATTGCGGCAAGACCATTGTTTTTGCCAAGATCACAGAAGACCGTGTCCGGGTGGGAGAACGGGTGCTTATTATGGCCCATCGGGAAGAACTGTTGAAACAGGCAGCCGATAAAATTGAAAAAGCAACCGGGCTGAAAAGTGCGGTAGAAAAAGCCGAGCAATCCTGCAAAGGAAGTTGGTATCGCGTAGTGGTTGGCAGTGTGCAAACATTAACGCGGGATAAGCGGCTGAAGCAATTTAGCCGCGATTTTTTTGACACGATTATTATCGATGAAGCCCACCACAGTGTGTCAGACAGCTATCAGCATGTATTGCAGTACTTTGACGGGGCAAAGGTCCTGGGTGTGACTGCCACGCCAGACCGGTCCGATATGCGTAATTTAGGGACGTATTACAATAGCCTGGCCTATGAGTATAGTTTGCCGCAAGCCATTAAGGATGGCTATCTCAGTAAAATTGTGGCACAGACAATCCCGCTTACCATTGATATATCTGGCGTAGGATTTTCAGCCGGTGATTACAAAATGGGGGAATTAGGCACTGCGTTAGATCCGTATTTGGCTCAGATCGCCCAGGAGATGTTGACGTACTGCGCTGATCGTAAGACCGTCGTGTTTCTTCCTCTGGTAAAAACCAGTCAAAAGTTTTGTGAATTATTAAATCAAGCCGGCTTTAATGCGGCGGAGGTCAATGGCAATAGCAACGATCGAGAACAGGTGTTACAAGATTTTGATGCAGGAAAATACAATGTCCTTTGTAATTCTATGCTCCTGACGGAAGGCTGGGATTGCCCCAGTGTGGATTGTGTGATTGTGTTGCGGGCAACGAAAAGCCGCAGTTTATACAGTCAGATGGTAGGACGAGGCACCCGGCTATATCCCGGCAAGGACCATGTGCTGCTCTTGGATTTTCTGTGGAATACAGAAAAACATGAACTCTGCCGACCGGCGTGCTTGATTGCGGAAAGCGAAGACGTTGCAGCCAAGATGACAGAAAAGCTCAATGAATCGGGAAAACCGGAAGAGTTGGAAGTATTGGAGCAAGAAGCATCGGAAGATGTCGTCTCTGATCGGGAAGCGGCACTGGCCGATAAATTAGCAGCTATGAAGAAACGGAAACGCCGGCTAGTGGATCCGCTGCAATTTGAAATGTCGATTCAAGCAGAAGATCTGTCAGGGTACGTCCCTTCGTTTGGATGGGAAATGGGTCCGGCTACCAAAAAACAGCTGGACGCGTTAGAAAAGTTTGGGGTTTTTGGCGATGAAATTGAAAACGCCGGTAAGGCAAAATTGATATTAGACAAACTCATTAAACGGAAAGAGTCTGGCCTTGCCACACCGCGGCAGATCCGGTTACTTGAAAGCAGAGGGTTTCAGCACGTCGGGACGTGGACGTTTGCTGCAGCTACAAAATTAATCGGACGTATTGCTGCCAGAGGCTGGCGCATCCCGAGCGATATTAAACCGGCGGAATATATCCCCGAAGCCTAAAAAGGAGTAGTCGCCATGGAACATGAAATAGAATTGCAGCCGCTCCTGCAATACATCGATCCGTCATTTTGCACCTATCAGGAATGGACCAATGTAGGCATGGCACTGAAACTAGAAGGCTATGCTGTCAGTGACTGGGACGCATGGAGCCTGCGAGATACTGCGAGGTATCATGCCGGTGAATGTGAAAAGAAATGGCGCACCTTTAATGGCGCCAATACCCCCGTAACTGGGGCCACAATCGTCGATATGGCCAAGAAAGGCGGCTGGCATGCAGATGCCGGTTCCGGGCATGCCTTTGATTGGGATGACGTCATACAGGAAAAAGACGAACAGGTCATTATTGATCAACGGTGGCTGGAAGGACGGGAACTACAGGATCCGGGAAGTACTTGGAATCCAGTGCAAGACTTGATCACGTACCTATCAACTTTGTTTGACAGTACCGATTATGTCGGGTATGTAACCAGTTCATGGGAAAAATACGGGCAGTTTTTCCCAAGCAAAGGAAATTTTAAGCGCACAGCCGGCGAACTGCTCGAAAGCCTTACCATTTGCGATGGAGATATCGGTGCCGTACTAGGTGACTATAAGCCAAAGGTCGGGGCGTGGATCCGATTTAATCCATTAGATGGGAAAGGCATTCGCAATGAAAATGTAACGGATTTTAAATATGCCTTAGTAGAATCGGATTGCATGGAACTGGAAAAGCAAAATGAGATCATCCGGCAGTTGGAACTCCCTGTAGCATGCCTGGTATATAGCGGCGGGAAAAGCATTCATGCGATTGTACATATTGATGCCAGCAGCTATGACGAATACCGCAAGAGAGTGGATTATCTTTATGCCATATGTCGTAAGAATGGGCTGGAAATCGATCAGCAAAACCGGAATCCGTCCCGCTTATCGCGGATGCCAGGCGTAATGCGCGGAGATAAGAAGCAATACCTTATCGATACTCACATCGGGAAAGCCAATTTTGTCGAGTGGCGGGAATGGATTGAAGCCATTAATGATGATTTGCCGGATCCGGAAAGCCTGAAAGACGTGTGGAACAACATGCCGGAATTATCACCGTCGTTGATAGAGGGTGTATTGCGACAGGGACATAAAATGATGCTGGCCGGCCCATCTAAGGCAGGAAAGTCCTATGCGTTGATCGAACTTACGGCAGCGATTGCAGAGGGCCGTAAATGGCTTACTTGGGATTGCGCGCAGGGAAAAGTGCTATATGTCAATCTGGAATTGGACAGAGCCAGCTGCTTGCATCGTTTTAAAGATGTGTATGATGCACTGGGCTGGCCGGCGCAAAACCTCCGTAATATTGATATTTGGAATCTGCGAGGCAAGTCCATCCCAATGGATAAACTGGCACCTAAGTTAATTCGGAGAGCGGCTCGTAAGGATTATTTGGCGATTATTATTGACCCAATCTACAAGATTATTACGGGCGATGAAAACAGCGCCGATCAGATGGCCCATTTTTGTAACCAGTTTGATAAAGTTTGCACGGAACTTAATTGTGCCGTGATCTATTGCCATCATCATAGTAAAGGCTCCCAGGGGGGTAAGCGCAGCATGGACCGCGCCAGCGGTTCCGGCGTATTTGCCCGGGATGCTGATGCGCTGCTGGATATGATTCAGCTGGAGGTTGATCAGGTCGGCGTACCGGGAACCGGGTGGCGGCTTGAAGGCACGCTGCGTGAATTCCGTACGTTTGAGCCGCTGAATTTATGGTTTGAGTATCCGATACACAAGATTGACGACAGCGGCACGCTGGCATCCTTAACCCCGGACGCAGAAAAAGAACCGTGGAAGAAAAGCCAGGAAGTCAGGCAAAAGAAAAAAGAAGCTAAGAAATCGCAGATGGAAAGTGCATATAATGCTTGCCTGATTAATGGAGATGTGACCGTAACAGATATGGCAAACTATCTAGAAACAACAGACCGAACGGTTAGAAGATATATAAATGAGAGTAAAATGTTTGAATATCGAGAAGGGAAAGTAATAAAAAAGAAAATAGAGTGTGACGGCATTTAATTAAACGCCGTTTTGTCCGGAAATGTATAAACATCAATAAATATGCGGACGGCAGTTTAAACGCCTGTATATTTATAATGGACAAACGGACGGCGTTTAACTATATATATATTAAATGCCGTCCGTATAAATCCGGTGTGGGTCCTTGGACAAAAAATGTTAAAAAAAAAGCACGAAGTTTGCTTTTTTCTTTTAACACATTTTTCGTCCTGAACCAGGACCATGGCGGTTCTGGTTTCTCAAAAAAAAATGAGGTGAAAAAATTGAAAAAGAAAATTTATAAAAAAGCATTGGCAATGATGGTAAGTGAAATTGCAGATAGAATTATTGCGGAGCATTGGCTGGAAAAGGCTGAAAAGGAGCTGGCAAAATGATTGTTCAATTTTTTATCCCTATGAAATTGCCAACGGCTACTCACCAAGAAAAAAAATGGACTGTTCGAAAGGGGAAACCGTACTCATATGAGCCGCCGGCTGTGCAGGATGCCCGGCAGAAGTTTACCGCTTATTTTTCTAAATTCATTCCGGAACGGAAACTAAAAGGCCCGTTGGTACTCACGACACAATGGATTTACCTGACAGACAAAAAACACCCGCCGAAGACGTGGAAGGCGACCAAGCCGGATACAGATAATTTAGTCAAGTTGCCCAAAGATGTGCTGACAGCGCTTCATTTTTGGGGCGATGATGGTCAGGTGGCATCCGAAACGATCCAAAAATTTTATGATACGATTCCCGGATTGCATGTCCGGATTGAGGAGATAGAACCATGAACATAGATCAGTACTTTACCACGGAAAAAGAAAATGCATTTTTAGGTTTGTTTAAAGTGTACGTACAGCGGGAAGGCTGGCAGGACTTGTTGAAACAGGTGGAGACACGTACAGATTTCTTTACGGCACCCGCATCCACTCGTCATCATGGTGCGTATGAAGGAGGATTGCTGGATCATAGTTTACATGTATGCTACCGGCTGCATGATCTGCGCCGGACGCTTGCGAATCAACATATAGTATTATCTGAAGAATCTTGTACAATATGCGCATTGCTCCATGATATTTGCAAAGCCAATCAGTATCACAAAGAAAAGAAATGGCAGAAAAACGAAGTAGGTCAATGGGAAGAAAAGATGATGTACGTCTTTAAGGATGATATGCCGCTAGGGCATGGTGAAAAATCTGTCATGATGATTTTACCATACATGCGACTGACAGCGGGAGAACAATTGGCCATCCGGTGGCATATGGGGCGCTTTGATACGGCGGCCGATAACTATAACGGACTGCAGACACTGGGGGCAGCACAGCGTACCGATCCTTTAGTTACGGCGTTGCATCTGGCTGATATGATGGCGACGTGGTTTGATGAAACCGAATACGATGGATAGAAAAGAAATGGTAAGCCGAGCCCGGTCTGCATTTAAAGAAGTCCTGGGGGCAATGGAACAGCCAAAATCCCCACTTTTACAACGGGACCCAACGATAAAAGGAATGGTTGAATCTATTATTCGCAAGGTCGAAGCTGCCCGTGACCCCGAAAACTGGCCAATCGAAGAATACACGGACGATTTTAGGCAATATCATCCGGCAGATCATCAACAATGGGTATGGCTGTTTACGCAAGCCGCATTTAAATCCCGCGAGCTGGCCGATACATTATGTATTTTACGGGGTATGGGGTGTGAGCTGGTGCCAGATCAAACGTATGGCTACGTGATACGGCCCATTATCGGCGGTAAGGGCTGGCAAAGTATAGAGCAATATAATTTAACCAAAGAACCATTAAAAGACCACACAAGCGAATTATTGCCGCTTTTGAAGCAGTTAGGAGGGAAAAAAATATGAAAATATCGGAACTACGGAATATGACAGACTCGGAGTTAAAGGAATTAGCCAAGCAAAAGAGGATCACCAAAAAAGGAAAATGTAGTCCTACGTCAGATGCTTATCAAGCCCAAAATATATTATGGATCAGGGCAGGTCGACCGTTTGACAGAAAAGAACAGCCAAATGATGATCCGTGGGGATTAATTGACAGCGAATAGTAGGAGGTAGAAAAATGAGATGGATGAGTGCAAAAAATGAACCGCCAGATAGCTGGGTAATAGTGTTGGCGGCTTATAAAAAAGGATTCCCTAAATCATGCATAACGGCCGCAAAGAGATCTGACACGCATTGGATTACCTCCAACTTAGACCCCATTGAGACACCTGATTACTGGGCACCTATAGCCCCACTACCAAAGGACGGTGATTGATATGTGGATAAAGGCGCAAGACGGAAGTCTGATTAACAGCGATAAAATTATTAGCATAAATGTATTTGAAACAAGACTTTTCGCTGTTACTGGGTATGATTCGCTTACGCATACCGATATAGTAACCGATTTAGGATATTATGAAAAATCAGACGTAGAAAAGATTAAGAATTTATTATATTGTGCATTGGCTGAACAGTATGAGCCATTTACAATGCCGCCTATAGATGGATTGAAAGAATGGAACTCTACCCCAATCAGCAAAGAAGGTGAATAGGATGCACTATCTAAATTACACCTTTTGTAATCGTAAGGACTGCCGTAAATACCGTATATGTGGAGTATCCGTAGCGGCAGCTGAGATGTGGAAAAAAGATAGCAAAAGGACGGCTGATGATTCACCGATACGGAGCGAGTCGATTAATTGTGAAAGATATGAAAAGGGGCCGTGGATATGAAAGAAAAATTATCAATCATCGAGCAAATACGATTAATCAGGGATAAATTTCCGGATGTGTGGGAACATATAGAAGATAATAATTGCCCAATCGGATTTAATATTAGATGAATGATGGGATATATCAGGCTGCTAATACGGTACGAAAATTGAATGATAAGACACAATCTGGAAACCGTGAATACAAGCCACGGGTTATCCAGATAGAAGAAATTTAGGAGTTGATATAATGGATGAATTGCCAAAAGACTGCGAGAATTGCCGGCATTATCATACGCCTTTAAAATTCAGCCCATGCCCGATGTGTAATTGGCAGGCAGCACCGCCCAGCGGCTGGGAACCTAAGGATGAGGAGGATGCGGATGACGGCTAAAGAATATTTAAATCAATTGCGGACTATAGATTTAAGGCTGCGAACAATGGAAAGCGAATTAAAAAAGCTGCGCAGTGATATATGTAATTTGCGTGCTACGGATTACAGCAAGGATAAGATAAGTAGCGGTCAGCCCATGGATATATCAGATAAGGTCATTCGTGTCATCGATGAAAAAGACAAGATTGCGGCAGAATGGAATGCCTTACTCCTATTGCGGAACGAAGCCAGGGGATATATCAATAAAATTAAAGATTATCGGGTGCGCCATGTACTCATTGAGCGGTATATTGATTGCAGGGCATGGGATTACATACTGGATAGTATGAACATTAGAAATTCAGATGGAGAGTATATAGAGAAATATACTCTCCGGCAAATGTACAGATACCACTCTTTAGGATTAAAAGAAATTCAGGAGATATTAGATAAAAAACAGGGAAATGTCAGTAAATGTCATTGAATGTCAGTGGCTTGACATGGTATGATATAAAATATGAAATGATACACAAAGGACACCGGATATTTCCGATGTCCTTTTTTGCTACCCTAAATCAGGTAAAACCGATGATTCAATGTGATAATCATAAATGTAAATATAATCAGCGCGGGCACTGCGTCAATATGCATCTCACGGTTGAGCGGGAGCGGTGCGTCTGTTTTGAGCTGCGACGATCTCGGCGGCAGAAATATACGCATGAGACTGATCTCAACCATGAGCCGGTAAAATACACAAATCGCAATAGAATTTTGAAATGAGGGGTGATACCATGCCGAGACCGAGAAGCCCAAATCGCAAGAAGGCACATGAAATCTGGCTGGCATCCGGCGGCAAATTAAGTAATAAGGAAATTGGCAAGCAATTAGGCGTATCTGCGGATATGGTAGGTAAATGGAAGCGGCAGGATAACTGGGAACAAAAGCGACCAAACAAAACGACCAAACCGAAAAGACGAAAAACGACCAAACAACCAGAGCAGCCGGACAAAGAAAACACAACAGCTACGGATACAGAGGCACAAAAACAAGCAGAATCTTTTCATGTGCTATATGAGGATGTATTAAATAATAAGCAGCGTCTTTTTTGTATCTATTACATAAATTCATTCAATGCGACCTTATCATATAAACGGGCCTATCAATGTGGGTATGGTACGGCGGCTGTAAATGGATGTGGATTACTAAAAAAACCTAAGATCCGCGAATATATTGATCATTTAAAAGAAATTAGGTACCAATCAATGATGATACAGGGGCTGGATGTGGTCGAATTATATATGCGGATTGCCTTTGCTAACATTAATCAGCATATAGTCGTGAAAGACGGCAAAGTGGTATTGGCTGATAGTGAAGATATTGACGGGCAGATTGTACAGGAAATCAAAGAAACTCAGAACGGCGTGAGCATACGGCTAAATGATCGCATGAAGGCGCTGCAATGGTTATCGGATTATTTTGAATTAAATCCATCAGATCAGCATAAACGATATTATGACGATCGGATGGCAGACATGAAGGAAAAAGCAATCAAGCTTAAGGAGTGGTAAATATGGCGGCATCATGGTCCATACCCTTTTACAATTCAAAACACTGGAAAGAGTTACGGAGGATGTTGATTATCCAACGAGGCGCCAAGTGCGAGCGATGTCACCAAGACTTTTTGTTTGATACATCGCGATTAATTGGGCACCACAAAAAAGAATTAACACCGGATACTATCTGCGATCCGACAATTGCGTTGAATCCGGATAACATAGAAATCATCTGTGATGATTGCCATAATAAGGAGCATAAGCGGTTCGGATACCGTGGGCAACACCATGTCTATATTGTGTATGGTCCGCCATGCAGCGGCAAAAGTACATTCGTCCACCAAATGATGCATCGGGGAGACCTGATTGTAAATATGGATTTACTGTATCGAGCAGTCAGTGGATGCAGCCTATACGATAAGCCGGACAATATAAAACGCAATATATTTCGCATACAGGATGTATTGATTGACCAAATACGTACTCGGTATGGGCAATGGAATGATGCGTATATTGAAGGCGGCTATCCCATTAAAACAATACGCGAAGGATTGGCGCAGCGGGTACGGGGAGAGTTAGTATACTGCGAGGCGACGAAAGAAGAATGCCTGCAAGGTGCGGCAAAACGGGGAGTATTCGCAAAGGAATGGGAAGGATATATCCAGAAATGGTTTACCGCGTATCAGCCATAGCCCCCCCCCCTGATCGATAAATATATTAGGGTAAAAGCTAGACCGGATGGCATCCCCTTTTTTGATTTACATCAAAAATTTGACTTTTTTCAAAAATTCATCTGAAATGCGATAAGGGGGCGAGAATATGAACGAAGTAAAAGCAGAATATGAAAGAATTAAGGCCCTTTTTGACGGATCGGATGACCATATGCTGCAACTGTTGGATGGCTCTTTCATTGAAGCGGCCCGGTTACGAGTAGAGTTAAATAGGCTTCATGCTGTAGTGCAAGAAACGGGACTCATTAAGATCAATCCGGACAATCCACGCATGCAGAAAGAACTTCCCGTGTCCCGGATGCTGCCAAAAGTCCGAGCAAATTATGCGAACCTGATCTTTAAATTAGCGGCTATATTAGGGAAGAATGTGGTGGATGAAGAGGATGGGCTGGGGGAATATGAATAGTTATATTCAAGAATATTGGGACGGCATACAATCTGGAAAATGTATTGTTGGTTATTTGGTCCGGCTGCAGATGCAAAAATTAATTGAAGAATTGCAGGACTCCCAGATTAAAAAAAATTTTGATTTGTCGAATAAACGAATCCAATTCATTGAAGCCGAGTGTCGGCATGCGCAGGCCCCCTTTGCTGGCAAACCATTTCATCTGGAACTCTTTCAAAAAGCAATCATTGAGGCCATATATGCGATGCAAATATGGAACGACGAACTGAAACGGTATGTGCGTAAGTATCAACGGGTGCTGCTGGTTATCGGGCGTAAAAACGGAAAAAGTCCCTATGCGTCTGCGATCAGTCTGTCCGAATGGGTATGCGGTGAAATGGGTACGAATATTTTGTTTGGCAGTAATGATTATGAGCAAGCGGGTATTTTGTTTGATGGCACAAATGATATGCGCGAAGAATCGCCAAAATTAGCGCGATGTACCCGTAAAAATCAAAAAGGGATCTTTTGGGGAAATAAGAAACGCAAGATTAAACGTGGCAAATTTTCATCGCAAAACAAAGGCTCTATCAAAAAGATATCCGCTAAAACGGGAGCCAAGGAAGGTAAAAACATTAAGGTGGGCGTCGTCGATGAAGTTCATGAAATGAAAGATAATTCATTGGTCATGCCAATTCGGCAGGCATTATCTACGCAGGATGAGCCGCTGTATATCGAAATCACAACGGAAGGTTTTACAGATGGCGGCTATTTGGATAGTGAAATGGAAGAAGCACATAAGGTATTGCTGGGCGAAGTAGATGACCCACAATGGCTTATTTTTTTATATCAGCAGGACAGTGAGGAAGAGATATGGCAGGATGAACAATCCTGGTATAAATCGAATCCGGGATTGGGCGTCATTAAGAAGTGGTCTTTTCTGCGACAGATGGTGGAGGAAGCGCGGACCAACGCAGGGACACGGGCGTTTGTGTTAGCCAAGGATTTTAATATTAAGCAGAATAGCGCAGCCGCATGGCTTGATCTTGCTACGGTAGAAAATCCAGCTACGTTTGATATTAAATCGTTACGGGGGATGTATTATATTGGGTCACTCGATTTTGCGGAAACGACAGATTTATGCAATGCCAAGGCCATGTTTATCAATCCTATTACGCAGGAAAAGAAAACGTTGACCATGTATTTTATCCCGGAAACGAAAGCGGATGCGATATTGGAAGAAGATATGAATACCTTGAATCCGGAAAAAAAGGACTATCGCGAATGGGCTAAAAATGGACTCTGCACGGTTTGCCAGGGGACAGAAGTAGATGCATCCGCAGTTGCAGGATGGTTTATTTCGCTATATACGGCATACAAAATGAAGCCCTTTAAGATTGGATATGATAATTGGCACTCTCAGGATTTCAAACGACAAATTGCGGATTATTTTGGAGAAGACATTTTGGAGCGTATTGGAATGGACTTTAACAGCCTGTCGAATCCCATGAATATTTTAGAAAGTGATCTGAAATACAAAAAGATAAATTACAATAATCATCCGATTGATCGTTGGTGTCTGATGAATACCGCTATTAAGACCAATAATATCGGACAGATCATGCCGATCAAGAAATATGGGCAAAGTAAAAATAGGATCGATGGGACACTGGGATTTATTATTGGTGAGGCGACATATTGGCGATATAAGACCGAATATAACGCATTACAGGAAGCGGGGTAAGCCGGTGTTTAATTATTTAAAGCAAATATTTGCGAATTATCAGAATAAAAAAACATATACACGACTTGTCTCACTGCTCAATGATGGGACGGCGTTATTTTCGGCCTTTGGGCAGGATGTATATATGAGTGATCATGTCAATAACTGTATCGATCGGATTGCAACGGAAATTAGTAAGATGAGTGTGCTGTCCGTCGTAGATGGCGCCAACAGTGTAAAGCGGCAAAATGATGAGATCACACGGTTATTTAAATTCAAGCCAAATCCCTTACAAACAACAAAAGATTTTTTGGCATGTTGCGCTTGGCTGCGGCTAAAAGATTGCAACTGTTTTATTTATCCGCAATATAATGTGATGACAGATAGCCAAGGGAATCCATTTCGCTTTTATACCTCTTTTTGGCCATTGGCACCTACTCGTATTGAGATTGGTGTGGACGACAGCGGCAGTATATGGGAAATTCATTTCTATTGGCGTGATGGGTCAGACGATATCGTACCCTATGCAGATATTGCTCATCTTCGGTGGCGCCGCGGGAAAAATACAATTATTGGCGGTGGCAATGATTTTGGCATGCCGGATGTACGGGAATTATCGGCATCCATTACTGCTTTGGGGCAAATATTGGATACGGTACCGAAGGCACTAGCAATCCAGCCTAAAAATTAATGGGATCTACCATGCGAAAACTGTTATTGGGATAGATGCATTAAACCAGGCAAGACAAAATTTTGAAGATCACATTAGTAGCAGTCATACCGGTATTGTGGCAACTGATTTGCCGGGAGAGTTTATGCCCGTTACAATGAGCCAGCCACACATTGATGATACAGTTATGATGTTTTTGAAATCCATTGTGCGAGAGCGGTATGGTATTTCAGAAGCGATGATGACCGGTGATTACACCGCAGATCAGCATAGCGCTTTTTATCAAACATGTCTGGAAGATTTTGCTACAGAATTTGAACAGGCCATGTCCGCTTGCTTATTCACTCAACGGGAACAGGATGTGGGGCATCATTTACGGTGCTACCTCAGTCGGACCGAATTTATGAATACGCAGCAAAAAATCGAACTGGCTACGTTAGGAACGAATACAGGACTGTTTACTTTTAACCAGATCTTAGACATGTTTGGATATGAGCCGCAGCCAGATGGAGATCGTAAGATACAATCCTTGAATTATGCCAGTACAGAAATTGTGGATGGGTATCAGCTGAATATGGCAAAAGGTACTAAAGGAATGCCGAAAGGAGAAGAAAAAAATGGGGAATAAAAATAGTAAAATTGATACAGCAAAAATAGTTACCCGGTGTTTCGCTGTCCGAGACTTCAGGGCCGCATCTGCTATTAGCGCAAAGGGTGACGATGAGGATTCAGATGAGAGAGAATTATCTGGGCATGCGGCTGTATTCGATTCTGTAACATCTATCGGTGGGTGGTGGAATGAAATTATCGCCAGAGGGGCGTTTGACACCTGCGATTTTGACGACGTGTTGTTTTTTGTGAATCATATGCAAAATAAAATTCCATTGGCTCGCAGTCGTCGGAATAATGGAAATAGTACGATGCAATTATCAATTGATGATGTCGGGCTTTTCATGAATGCGCGGATTGATACGACGAATAACAATGAAGCATCCGCTTTGTATTCTGCGATTAATAGAGGGGATATATCGGGTATGAGCTTTTGCTTTTGTGTATCCGATGATAGTTGGACAGGATTGGATACCGATACACCGACGCGCACGATTAATGCTATTTCAAAAGTGTTTGAAGTGTCGGCTGTAAATGAGCCGGCATATGATTTAACGGATATTTCCGCTCGTGACAAACAAGCATTGGAGAATGCCAAACAGGCGTTGGAGAACGTCCGGTCACAGGAATTGGAGAATTCTAAACGGGCGAAGGAAATAAATATGCTAAAAATTAAAAATAAAATTTTAGGAGGAATATAAGAATGGAAATGAGAAAACAGTTAGAAAAAATGTTAAAAGCAAAAGAGGAAGCGCGACAGGCATTGGTAAGTCAGTCTGAAACATCTGAAAATGTGGAAGAATTGCGATCGCTGCAGAAACAAATTGAAACTTCAAATGCTGAAATTGCCGAGCTTCGTACGATGATTGCCAATTGCGATCAGCCGGCTCTGACAGCAGAACCCCCAGCAGGTGAACCTCAGAATATATCAGATGGTAATGACCCAAATCAACGTTCTAAGACAGCTCAGCAGGTGATGAATCAGCCAAATAATCAGCCGCAGAATCGTAGCTATGTTCCTGGAAAAGGATTTCATGTGGCGGGCGAGGGGAAGCAGGAAGAAGACCGTGAAAAGGCTGAAAAAGAAGCAATGGAAAAACGAGGAACCAATCTTCGAGAAGGACGTTCTGTAACGGTGGCTAGTTCTAACATCGTAGTCCCTTCTCACTTCGGATCCACCGTGAACGGAACTTTCCAGCAAGTATCCAGCCTTGTCGACAGCGTGGATGTTATGCCGTTACAGGGGGGTGAGTCCTATCGGCAGCCGTATGAAATAGATACGCCTGCAGGTGGATATAATGCGGAAGGAGATGGAACTGCAAAAGTTTATACCGATGCAGATAAAACATATGGGTATGCGGACATTACAAAATCTAAAATAACAGCATACAGCGAAATCACAAATGAAGTATTAAAATTGCCAGCTGCCAATTACGCAGATCTGACATTGCAGGGAATCACAAAATCCGTACGCAGAAGACTGGGAAAAGAAATCATGATTGGTGATGGGTCTACCGGTCATATTATTGGCATTTTCTCTAATAAGGCAACGGCGATTGATGCGGCAAAAGACGTTTCATTCTCCACGATTGATAATGAAACCCTTGATGCTGTCGTGTTCGGGTATGGCGGTGATGAAGCTGTCGAGGGGCAGGCCGTTTTAATCCTGAATAAAAAGGATTTGGCAGCATTTGCACGTCTGCGCACTGCAGATGGGAAGAAATACCACAATATCGTCACCAACGGTGGGTATGGTACGATTGACGGATATCCATTCATTATCAATTCCGCATGCGGGGCTATTGCCGACAGTGGGACGACTTCCGGAGCATACTGCATGGCTTTTGGTTATTTAAAGAATTATCAGCTGGCCGTATTCAGTCAGTTGGATGTAGAACGGTCTACGGATTATAAATTTAAAGAAGGTATGATTGCGCATCGCGGAGAGGTCTATATTGGGGGCAACGTGGTTGCTTATAATGGATTTTTGCGGGTAAAAAAATCGTAACGGCGGTAAGTCCTGAAACGGCAACGGTCAGCATAGCAGCTGCAGCTGACCTTGCATTTACCGTCGCGGCAGCTACAGGGGTAACAGTAAAAACGATAACGAACGCCTCTGCGACTGTCAATGGCAGCAACTATACGTATGCGGCAGGAATACTTACACTGAAATCAGCATATTTGGCCAGTCAAACTGCTGGAACAAAGACATTTACAGTTATTATGAGTGATGGGACGACGGCGACCTTTACGGTTACTGTCACGGCATAAGTAAAAAAAGGAAGCAGGGCCATTTGTGGTCCTGCTTTTTTGTAAAAGGAGGCGTTCTTTATGGCAACGGCCACATTGGATGCGGCTGCTTTAGCCCAATTGCTGCATATTGATTCTGAAGAAGAAACGGCAAACGCCGTCATATATCAAAGTACAGCGGAACAGTATTTGGTAAATGCGGGATGTGTGTTGGATTATGATGACAAATTATTTAAAGGGCTAGTAATATCCATGGTTTCTAAACTATTGTCCAATCCGGATCTCCTTACCAGTCTATCAGAGAGTGGCGGATTGACGCTGAATGGCATGATTGCACAATGCAGATTGGCTCAACAGGTAAACGCGGGAGGTAGTTCTTGATGGATACCAAAGCGCAGGAATCAAAAGGAACTATACGGGTTGGAGAACTGAGCAAACGAATTTCTATATACAGAAAAATGATGGCAGATGACGGTATGGGCGGCAAAGAAGATGCGGATCCGCAATTGATTGCGAATGTATGGGCCAAAGTATTGAAGCCAAAATTCTGGACTGGGAACAGTAGCGGCCCAGCTACCGCTATTACACAAGGATTCCTGATTCGCAATCGTGACGATGTGGGATACGATTGCTATGTCATGTATAAAAAGATACCGCATAAGATTTTACATATTGATCAAAGCAGTGCAATCGCCATCACGTTGACTTGCCAGGCGGTGATAACGCGTGGGTAGGTATGTTAAAGCCGATATTAGTACTGGAGTATATAAGGCACTATCAGATATCCAGCGGTATGATGCGGCTACGCAAACTGAGATATATGGTACAGTACAGGATAAAACAAAAGAAGTATACACTCAGGCAGTACAATTGGCCCCCAGCAAAGCCGGGAATTTAAAAGCATCTATTAAATACAATGTAAATCGGTCGCAGTCAGGAATCGCGGGAACCGTATACACTAAAGACCCCGTGGCGCATCTGGTGGAATTTGGGGCGCGCAGTGCCGTAGAAATCCCAATTCGAAAAAAAGCACTGCATCCCGGTGCAGCCGGTTGGTTTATGGCTAAAGCAACAATTCCACGGAGAAGTCCACATCCGTTCATGAAACCGGCTATGGATACGGTACGGCCGTCCATTGAATCGGCGATTAAGGAGGCGGTTATTAAGCATGCTGATTAATCGAATTCCCTTTAATGCGGTACAAAAGGGGATATATCAACTGGTAAGCCAAGGACAATCCGTACCGGTTTATGATAGCCTGCCCACGGGTACGGAAACAATGCCGTATATATGGTTGGGGGAATTTCACGGTACGCCGGTAGATCGGAATAAAACCCATACCATGCATGCAATTAGCCAGCAGTTGGATGTGTGGAGTGCGCAGCAGGGAAAAAAAGAAATCAACGGAATTATGGATGACATTGCCTATCTGGTGTCTCGTTATGAATTAGTACTGGACGGATATCGGCAGGTAGGAGCTGCGAATATCCCCTTATATCAGGCCGTATGTGAAACGTACGCAGATCAAACAAGCGCCTATCATGGCATAGTAATGCTGGAATATTTAATTGAACAAATAGATTAGGAGGTTCTATCTATGGCATTAACAGAACAAAATTTAACGAATTTACCACAAGCGCCTGTGGATACGAAAGCCGTGGCCGGCAAAGACACATTGCTCTATATTGCATTGTCTACCAGTCCGTTAGAATGGCTGCTTGTGGGCGGACAGAAAAACTCAGCGATGAATCAGAAAGCCGATTCACTCGACGGCACGGATAAATCTTCCGGCGGTTGGTCTAAAAAGATTGGCGGTATGAAGTCATGGACGATCAATTATGATGGGCTATTTGTTATTAATGATGAAACGATTGATATTTTAAATTATTGCTTCAGAAATAGTAAGGCGGTATACATTCGGCAGGAATATCCAGATGGGTCATATCGTACGGGGTATGCAAATATCACGTCATTTGATGATAGCCATGCTAGTGATGCAATCAGCACCATTAAAATTACGTTGGAAGGATATGGGGCTATTTCGGATGTGCAAGTGACGACAGACGCAGCGATCGCTACGCCTACTTTTACGGCGGTTAAAGCAGCAACCGTAGATAAGACGGTAAGTGTAACACCCGCAGACTGCACGATTCGAGCGCTGACAGATGCGGCGGAGAACCCTCTGATTGCGAATACAGATTACACGTTTGCAGGAGGAACCCTGACAATTAAAGGGACCTATTTAGCTAAATTGGATGTGGGATCGTATATGTTAACCGCCAAATTTGCAACAGGAACGATCGCAATTACAATCACAATTACGGCTGCATAATAAAAATAAAAAGTGGGCATCGGTCTTATCCGGTGCCCGTTATTTTAAAAGGAGATAGGCGACATGAAAATTGTAAAACAAATAAAAATTGGTAATGAAACGCATGACATGTATTTTACTATTGGTGATCTGCGGAAAATTGAACGAGAAATAGGAAAATCACTCATTTCAACTGTATTGGGACTAAACCAGGCTACCAAGATAAATATTGATTTTATGTTGGCCACCATGCGGTATGGATTCCATGACAAAATTAGAAATGATGACGAATTATATGATTTACTTGATGCATATTGTGCAGATGGGAAACATAGTTTGGATACGCTAGGAGCGGAAATTGTATTGTCCGTATATGATACTGGTTTTTTTATCCCCAGAAAGATAACGGAAAAAGAAAAGCCACCCAGCAAAAAGTAGTCCAAAGTATAGAAGAATGGGCCGAAACAGTAGAACAAATTGCATATAGCCTGCTGCATCTGCTTCCAGATCAATTTGATGCCTTACAGATGAAGGAGTTTTATACTCTTTTAAATGCTTGTTTAGATAAACAGAAACAGAATGATATGAAAGCCTCCTATTATACAACGTGGATGCTGGCATCATTTTGTGGTGCAAAGTTCGATTTTATGAAAGTATGGAAGTGCATTTATGAAGGGTTATATCCTGATGAAGATAAGCCAACACAAGAAGGTAAAGATGAATTTATGAAGCAATTTAATTTATAAGAAAGGAGGTGCATTATGTCAACAATTGCAGACTTACAAGTGAAAATCGGTGCTGATGGAAGTGGATTGTCTAAAGAATTAGATAAAAGTCAGCAGTCGATCAGTAAGGCATTTAATACCCATCCCATTGATACGTTTTCTAATTCCATCGAAGGCGTTACAGGAAAACTTAGTAACATGGTAGGTGGATTCACACAAATTGCAGCGTTAGCTGCTGGTGGATTCGGTTTAACATCTATGATTGATAAAGCAGTACAGGCGGGGGACGCCGTCTACCAGCTTACCAGTAAGTATCAGATGTCAACGACAGAAGCCGTACAAATGAACCGGGTACTCAGTCTTACTGGGGGGAGTGTAGATACCGCTGCACGGGCGATTATGCGACTTGACAAATCTTTTACTGGTAATTCAGACGAAAGTAAAAAGGCGCAGGTCACATTGGCAGCATATGGCGTATCTTTAACGGATGCTAGCGGAAAAATATTGCCGTTAAATCAACAGCTTGCTAATTTGGCTTCTGGATACAAAGAAGCACAAAAAGATGGTGAAGGGCAAGCTTTTATCATGAATACGCTTGGCGTTCGTGGGATGGAACTTACCAAAACACTGCAAAATTATAATGAAGCGGCAGAGACAGCGGCACAAGTTAAGGGTATAGGGCTAAATCCACAGGAAATGCATCAAGCATCGCAAGATATGAAACAGATGAAAATGCAATTAGGGCAATTGGAAATTGCGGCAGGAGCCGCATTGGCACCTATGGCCACGGAGTTGCTTCCTGAAATAATGCCGTATTTACGCGATTCCGCGGAGTGGATTGCAAAAAATAAAACGGCTATCAGCCAAACCGTTATTGAAGTAGCTAAGTTACTAGCTGTTTATGAAGCTATGAAAATGGCGAGAACAGGCGTCAATGCCGTTCAGACAATAACTGGCGTCGTTGGCAATGCATGGCAGTCGACAGCGCCTAAGATGGAGGAGCCAAGTCTTAATAAATCACAGGAACAGCAAATCAACCGATCCGTACGGGCCAGTGAAAAAGCGTATGATACCATGCGTAAAGATGCGGTTAAAACCGCTCAGCAACAAAATATGTCGGCAGAAGAAACGGCTGCTTTTTTATCTCAGAAATTTACGGAAATTGCTATTCGTTCTACAGAAGAAGCCAATACTATCCGAACAGCTATGACGGAAGCCTTTATCCAAATTAATGTAGCGGCAGAAGAAAGTGCCGTATCGGTGGCCGGATCACTGGAAAGCACTACGGTAGCGGCAACCGCATCAGCCGCACAGAAGGTAGCGGCGAACGCAGAAAAAACAGCCAGCAATGACACGGTGATAGCCAGCAACGTTGCAGTCTCTGAATCTGAAACACTTACTGGTGCGGCCGCAGAAGAAGCTGCAGGAATGAAAAAATTGTCAGATGTAGAAAAAATTACCAGTAATGAAGCTGTTATAGCAAGTAATGCGGCTGTTGGTGCATCGGCAACTGCTGAAGGAGAAACAACTGCGATCGCGAATGCTGTAGCGCAAGGGAGTATAAGCAAAACAGAATCGGCTACAGAAAAATTAGGTGCGGCACATGAGGTTTCCGGAGCCAAAGCGGTAGCTAGTGGAACAAAAACGGCATCTGTTATGTCAAGATTGCCGTCTATGATAGAGCACGTGTCAACCGCATTATTAGCAATGGCAGGTGGATGGATGGGGGTAGCTGCGGCGGCTTTATATGCTGCGTATTGTGCTTACCAATATTTTCATGCTAAAGATAAGGAAATTGAAAACGAAACATATGTATTGGATGATGGGTCAAAATATATACAGAAGAATGGGTATTTTTACAAGCAATCGGAGAATAGAAATCAAGCATTGATTGATGACCCTACAGGATCGGGGGTCGGGGCGTCAGATTCTGATTTGCCGGAAACTGATCAAGATAAAATTTCCCAATTAAATGTAAAATGGTTTGATAATCATAAATCAGATACAGATTACGTAGCTCAATTAAATATGGATGCTGCTGAACAGAAAGCAAAAGAAGCCGAAGATCGACTAAGTCAGGCATATTCAGATGCGGGACTTGACGGTAATGGAAATAAAATCAAACCAGAGAAAGCGGCTAAAGATAAAACAGATAAATCAAATGCTGCTGATTTTGTTAATTTTTTAGTGCAGCAAGGATATGATCGGAATTTTTCGTTAGGGTATGCAGGTGGTTTAATGCTGGAGTCTGGGGGAAATACAGAAGACCTCAATCCACAAGCAGTTAATCCAAGCAGTGGCGCATATGGAATTTCCCAATGGCTTGACAGAGAGCCGTTATTGCAGCAGTTTGCGGCAAATAACTATTCAAGCCCTAGTGATTTAGGTACGCAGGAAGCCTTTGCTGTATGGGAATTACAGAATACAGAAAAAGACAATTATCAAAGTGTGATGAGAGATGCACAGGCATCTGGCGATTTTTCCCCAGGTAATTTTGCTAAACTGATTGATAAATATATTACAAGATCAGAAGGAACACAAGATATACGTGATCAAAAAGCAGCCAATGCTGAATCTTTAGCTACCAATATGGGGAGTCAGGTTGATGAAAAAAGTATTGCCAGTAAAATACTTGAACATCAAAAACAAGTTGATCAAGCTAAAAAATCTCTTGCAGATTTAGAAGCATCACTGCAACAAAATATCTTGTCAGATACAGGTACAGCATATGAAACTGGGATTGGGAAAGTGGTAGTTTCTGTCAGAAAATTCCAAGAAGAAATTGATAAGTTAAAAAAAGTTGACAGTGCGATTAATACTAGTAAGGCACAGGGGCTACTAGGCCAATATCAGGCATCGGAAATCGAAAAAGTAACACAGGCTTGGCGTGAACGATGGTCTAAATTAAAAGAAGATTTGGCAAAAACAAATGCGGAGATTTATGGTGACTATAAAGATTTGGCAAATGCTGAATATGATAACACTGTTTTTGCAATCGATAAGGAACGGGCGGCAAGATTAAAGGAAGTTGAACAAAGCAAGGGGGATGTTCAAGCAGCGGTTGCGGTAAACGAATGGGCGACGGCACAATATTTGGCTGCCGCTAAAAAACGTGATGATGCGATGCGTGACAGCTACAATCAGCAACTTCAGTGGGCTGTTAATAATAATGATGCCAATGCAGTAGTAGATCTTGTGCAAAATGATCCACGCCGGCAAGAAACCGCAACATGGGAAGCACAGAAAAAAGCATTGCAAGAATATGTTACATTGGCTAAACAAAGCGATCTTAGTCTGCTTTCTGTAACGGAAACGGCGGCAGAATCCATTGCAGGAGGGCTTGACAATATATTTAGCGGACTGGGAACTAATATTACCAGTGTAAGCAAGCTAGTACAAAGTTTTGGAAATTTGGTTATCAGCACATTAATGAAGATTGTAGCCCAGGCGGCGGCTTCGCGATTAACATCGTCCATTTTCGGATCTAATTTAACGAGTGGGTCTACTGGGAGTCTTCTTAGTGGGTTGAATACTTCGTGGGCAGGAAGTAATAGTTTTAGTCAAGAAAGCATTTTAGATAATGCCGGAATAACGCTTCCTACATTTGCGTTTGCAGATGGAGGAGTAATTACAGCCCCAACATTGAGCTTGATTGGCGAAGGAAAGGATGCGGAAGGAGTATTCCCATTAAATAATAATACCTATAGTAATCTTGCAAGCCATATCAGTCAGAATATGAAAGTTGGGAAAAGTACTGCTCCCGTGATCAATATTAATAATAATTCGGATGCGCAGGTAAGTGTTGAGTCGGTGAACACAAATGAGGATACAGGAGAGCAGATATATAATTTTACGATAGAAAATATGCTAAGTAATAAAGATGGAAGTTTAACCCGTTTAAAACAAGCACTGGGGGCGACACGATGAGTACTTATGTCTTTCCAAAAAACATTCCGGAACCCAAAATACCATATGCTAGCGATTCCGGAGATACATATAATGGGTCTGTCAGTGATAGTACAATATCGTCTACGACAGATGCTAATTATAAGGTAACGCGCCCCCGTACTACACGAGTCATACGGACATGGACATATACGTGGACGATGTTATCTGCGGCTGATTTCAATATCATTCGAGACTTTTGGCTATCTGTGCGAACTTCGGAAATGTTTCAATTCACGGATTACGATGACGGAAAGGAGTATACGGTACGATTTACAGGTAAATTTTCATACACTAACAAGTTACCACCGGATGGGTATGTAGTAAGTCTTACTTTCGAGGAGGTATAACCCATGCTGAAATGGCCAAATGCGGCAATACTTGAAAAAAATAAACTTGCCAGTGACGCACCATTTTTGATATTGGTGAAAATGGTATATGGATCGTTGGATCCAATTTATATGGCAAGAAATAATGAGGATATAAACTGGAATGGCGAGGTATGGACTGCATATCCGTTAAATGTTGGAAACAATACAGTAGATAATAAAGAAGAACCTAGTTTGTCTATTACCGTTAGCAATGCGGGAGGGTTGTTGCAGAAATATTTGCAAGAATACAATGGATTCGGGGGAGCTGCCCTTACCATTTATGTTGTCCATGCTAACTATTTGGATAATACAACGCCCTTAGATGAGTTTGATTTTATGGTTGCAAGCACATCCTATGATGAGCAGTGGGTGACTTTCAAATTATCGGCATCTCCGGAAATCCATTATCAGTTTCCCATGTTTTCATATGCCGCGAAGTACTGCCCGTATAAATTTAAATCTGTGCGATGTGGCTATGCGGGAACGGGCAGCGCTTGCAATAATACTGTTGATACATGCCGAATACCTACCCGGTTCGGCGGGGAAGAAGGAATGAATAGTGTTTAAGTATAATGATTTGGTGGGGGTGCCTTTTCAAGATGGCGGCCGTGGACCGGATACTTATGATTGTTGGGGCCTGGCAATGGAATTATTCCGTAGGCAAGGAATGTATTTGCATGATTATCAATGCAGTTCTGAGGCGACAAAGCAAGTGGCACGATGTATGTCTACCGGTATTTTAGATTGGAAAAAATTAGATAAGCCGGAAGCAGGAGCACTTGTCATGATTCGTATGCTCGATGAAGGATGGGCGAATCATTGCGGAATCTATTTGGCTCATGATAAATTTATTCATGCGTACAGTGAAGAAACGGGCGTCGTAATTGACCGGATTAAGAGATGGGGACCGCGAATTATAGGATATTACTGGCCAATGGAGGCGGCGTATGAAACATGAAGTTATAAATATTCCAACGGATACATTGCAAATTATAGAAATAAAAAATCCGTTTGAGCCAAAGAAAGAAACAAAAATCGTTCCACTCACTAATGGGACGGTTTTTTCATACCTAAATCCGGAAGGAAAAGATATTTATTATAATGGACTTTATGTTTCAAATCCATCTGCATTTTATCCTCAAAGTGGTGGGCAGCTTATTGTCATGCCACATATAGGGAAAGGCATTAGAAAAATATTTGGTTGGGTAGCGATGATTGCGTTATCCTACTATGCAGGAGTCTGGACTAAAGGATTATTTGGTGCGACATTTGGAGGAGCACTTGGTAGAGCGTTAGTATCTGGATCGATTTTGTATTTAGGTGGACGGATTATTAACAGCGTATTTCATATTGATCAAAAAAATAATAGTTCAGAAACAAATTATGGATGGAACTTACCAACTGTACAAACGACAGAAGGCGGCGTCATTGGCGAAACATTCGGCGAGGTAATGCCGACTCCGCAGTTACTCATGGAACACGTGGAAACGGTGAACAGTGACGATCAGGATAGTAATGTCCAATATTTGAACATGTTGCTTTGCGGAGGATGGGGGCCGGTGGACAGCATCGATGATATTCGCATTGATACAACGCCTATTGGAAACTTCAGCGATGTGCAAATTGAAACAAGGCTAGGAACAAATGATCAAAGCCCCATTTCCCTGTTCCCAGACACTGTGTTAGATCAAAATGTAGGCATGGAATTGGCACATGGAAAGACAATTATCCGTACAACAGAAACTAATAAAGCGAAAAAATTAGAGGTGACATTGGAGTTCCCTAATGGATTGTACTATGTGAATGACAAAGGAAATTATAAAAATGCGACAGGCGTATTTAATATTCTATATCGCAAAACAGGTACAACAAACTGGCTAACTCCGAATGGGGCTAATGGAGCCACTACGGATAATACAGATATGATTCAGAATTTATCTGCCAACGAATCAGAACAAGAGGTGTGGACAATTGCACGTAGTTCTCTTAGATGTTCTGTTACGGGCAGCATTCATGGTCTGATGGGATATGCAACGCCCGGTAAAACATATAATAATGGGTATATTTCATTTTATCTTAATGGATTGGGGAATGCGACGATTCGCACGGGTTCTGGCACATATAGTATTACAAAAGGAACCAATTCAGCAGTACGTCGGACATATGTTATTCCTAATTTGGATGCAGGGCAATATGATGTCAGCGTTACGGCAACACAACTTCCTACAGGTACCCGATATCAATCGTATGCACAATGGGATACGCTATCTGCGTATATCTATGATGGTGCCCGATCACGCCCAGGAAAGGTATTGGTAGCTTTACGAATTAAGGCTACAAACCAGTTATCTGGTAGTTTGCCTAATGTAAACTGGCGGCAATGGCGCAATACAGTATATGTATGGAATCCAACCACTTCGGAATATGAAGAAAAAAGCGCCAGAAATCCAATTTGGGCGGCCTATGCAATTTTACATAAATGCAAATATATAAAAAATATTAATACTGGTAAGTATGAGTATGTGGTAGAGGGGAGTGCGGCAACTAATTTTACGCAATATTATGATGATTGGGTGGAAGCCGCTGAGTATGCGGATGAACTCGTAAGTAATCCAGATATCAGCAATGGCACGGAAGCTAGATTTGAATTTGATGCTTTTTACAATAGTACAGAAACGGCGTGGAATGCGGCGCAAAAAGCAGCGGCAGTAGGTCATGCGACGGTTATACGCATGGCACACAATATGGTGTATCAGTTGATAAACCTGGTACAATATGTCAGATTTTTGGAGAAGGGCAAACTACGGTATCAACAGTAAAGGGCGAATTTGCATCTATTGAAGATCGGGCTAAAGCTGTAGAAGTCACATACAACGATACAGACAATGATTTTAAAAATACCTTAATGAAAATATACAGCCCCAAGTATGCGGCAGATACAACGGTGCAAGATAATACTGCAAAGGTCACCTTGTTTGGAGTTAAGCGCCGATCTCAGGCATATCGTGAAGCGTATTATTATTTGGCGACCAATGAACGACAGTTGCAAACTGTAAGTTGGGGGTGTGATATTTCAGGTATCGTATGCCAATACGGGGACATCGTGGGATTAAATCATGCGGTCCCTCAACTTGGTACTGCTTCCGGAAGAATTGTATCTGTTGATGGGACGACCGTGACGCTGGATAAAGACATTACATTAGAAGCAGGTATTTCATACTCCATCATGGTTAGTTTGTCGACGTCTGACACGATTTTAACAAAGGCTATTGTAGGTGTAAGTAAAGAGACGACCACAGATACTCTTACAATTGCGTCCGCTTTTGATGCGACTACTATGCCAACACAATACGATCCATACGCTATTGGAGTTACGGATAAGGTAGTAAAGCCATTCCGCGTGGTCAAAACGGAACGAACCGGAGACAACCAGGTTACTTTGACAGGGATTGAATATGATGAGGCTATTTATGATGTCGACTATGAAAAATATCCGATTGTCGATTATTCCAATGTTACTGTATTTGATGCGCCCACAAATTTAGCCCTTACGGAATCCAATTATTGTATGGCAGATGGGACAAAAATTCATATTTTAACTGCCAATTGGGATGTTGTGGCGGGGCAGCATGTTGATAAATTTTATGTGTATTATTCGGAAGATGGGAATACTTGGGAACTATGGGGATCTACGGAGGCGATGATAGCTG